TTTTAAGTTAAGGGAGTGCTTTTACACACTCCCATTATTTTTGTTATTATGATTGTCTTACAATATCAGCTCCAACTCCTGTCTGAACACCACCTGAGAATCTAGCTACCAAACGCATATTGTCTGAACCGTCTAAAGCAGCCATATCCATCAAAGTAATTCTAGTAGCATCCGATAACAGGTCAGTTCCGTAGAATAAGTTAGACTTTTCTGCTGCTATTGCTTGATTGTCTATCATTCCTGGACAAACTGCAATCTTGTAACCTTCAAATACTGGCTCATAATCTCCGTTCATATTGTAAGCATTAACATACCCTAAAGTAGATACTGCTGAAATGTACATTGCATAAGTTGCAGGACTTACATAAATATGTAAATCTTCTTTTCTTAATGTTGCAGAGATGTTAGCTGCCATACTAGCTGTTAAGCCTTGTAAGTTTGTTATAATGTTAGCTGCTGTATAAGCACCTGAAGCTGCATCTTGAGTAACTGTTGCATCAGCATTAGTACCTGTTGGCATTAAATATCCATTAGTACCTAAGAAGCCTTGAAACTCTCCTGTTGTTCCACCTGCTCCTTGCCAAACACTTTCTTCAGTTGCTTGTGCTATAATTTCACCCATATAAGAAATTACATAGTCATCAAAAGATGCTGGTGGAGGCGCACCTGCACCTGCTCTCATTTGTAACGCTTCCCAAGAATCTAGTAATGTAGATTTGCAAAGGTCTAAGTTAATTTGTAAGTTCTTAGGTTCTAAAACTTTTTCAGTAAGTGCTAAAGTACCTGCATCTGTAAAGTCGCAAGTAGCATCAACAACTACTGAACTTCCTGCCATTCTTTGTATGTTAGACTTATACTTGATATTTTCTATCATAGTTAAGAAGTCTAAACTTTTCGCTTCTTTTAAACTTTGAGCTATATAAAACCCTGCTGCTTTTCCTGCGAAATTTGATGTTGTAGTAAACGCCATAATTTTGTTTTTTTATTTATTATTTATTTAAGTTATATAAAATTCTTTCTTGTCTAGAAAGTCTGTTTAATTCTTTTTTACTTAGTACAACTCTTTCAGCACTAAATTTATTTGTATTAATCGGTGCATCAGCAGGACTTTCTGCTAACTCCGTTTTAAGTTTTTCATTTTCTGCTTTAAGATTTTCTAATTCATCTTCTGCTGAAAATTCTACTACTTCTTTAGTAGTTATAGTTTTTGGATTTGTTGATCTAGCTTCAGGAGTTTCTTCAGTCATTTCTTCAACCTCATCATCTCCACCTTCTTTATCTTCTTTAAGACTAGCTACAGCGTCCTCTAGGTTTTGAATACGCTTCTCCATTCCCTGCCAATCAGCTACGTCTGCTTCTTCTGCTGCTTCAACTTCTTCTGTAGTATCTTCTTCTTCTGTTTCTGATTCAATAACTTCTTCCACAATACCTTCCTCAGAAATTCTTACTGATACACCCGATTCCAAACGATATGTTCCGATGGGAGCGAGTATAGTCGTGCCATCTTCGGTGAGTACCGAAAAATCCACACCTGCTTCTAATTCTTCAGCAGTAGATACAAAAATAGTTCCGTCTTCCGACTTGCCTTGCCAACCTAACTTTACTTCTTCTTCATTAAGTCCTAAAGCAACTAATATTTTTTCTTTTAAATCCATAGTAATTTTTATTTATAGTAAGTTTGTATTATATAATAGAATAGTTATTTATTTATTTGATTTTTAGATTTTATAGTATATCTATTGCTGCTAAAACTTTATTAGATGCTTTTAACATATCATCTTGAAAATCTTGTGCTTCTTTTAATCTAACTGTAAAAAGAGTTACCGCTTCTTTAGCACCTAATTCTTTTGCAGCTTTTACTGCTTTTTGTGCTTTACTTGCTGCATCTGCTAGAAACTGACTACCCTCTCTTAATTCATCAGCAGCTTTTCTTATTATCTTTTCACTTTTTCTTTTTTCTGCTAATCCTTTATCTAATAGTTTTTCAATATCATCTATTAAAGCCAACTCTACCTTTTCTGCTTTTAGTTCAGTTTTGCTTTGTAGCATTTCATTTAAAGCACTTAGTATTTGTTCTGTTGTTGGTTCTTGATTTTGCATTTGCTCAAATTTATTAGTAAAGTAGCCTTCTATTGAAAGCCCTTTAAGTTCACCATCTTTAATCTTTTGCCAAAGTTCATCATTTTCAATCTTCATTTTAACAAACCAAGTGCCATTAGGTAAATCAAATCCGTATAATTTTGACTTGTCGCTATCTCCTTCCTTAATCCAAGACTCTACAGTCAAGACACCTGAAACTCTCTCAGAATGCTCGTGAGTAGCCTTGTGGTGGTTGTTGTGTTTTAAATATAACTCAGATGCTTTTCTAACTGTTTCAGGACTAAAATAAACATAGTAGTCCGAATCGGTGTTAGGATCATATCTAAATATCTGCTTATTAGGTATAAGTGCAGGACTAACTAGCATTCTCTTTTCTTCATCTACCTTAGCGAAAGTCAAGTTGTTTTTCTCTTTACCAAAGAAAACAAAGTCTTGCTCTATTGCAGGTGAACTGACTAGCGAGATAGCATCAATAGCTAGTTCTTGACTATCATCTGCTATTACTAATTCTACTATTTTAGTTTCTTTCATAATTTTATAGATTACCTACTTGTCCTTTAATTAATTTATTTCTAGTAGCAAAAGCACTTGAAAATATTTTATCATATTTACTTGTAGGCACATCAACTCCTAGTGCTTTAGCATTTTTCTTAAATGCATTTAATTGTTTTTCAAAAGCATTTAAAAACTTATCTAAATTATCAGCTAACTTTTGCATATTTTTTCTTATTCCTAAATCTTCTTTTTCTACTCTTTCTACTCTTTTTTCTGTTTCTTCTACATCTCTATTTAATCCTCTTAGTTTTTTCTGTGCATCTTCTAATTTATTTTTTGCATTGTAAAATGCATCTTCTATTTTTTTAACTTTTCCAACTTCTTTATATCGTAAATCGTTTTGTTTTTCTGCAATCTTGACATCTTTTTCCAATACCTTTTTTACTTGAAAATAATCTTTAATTGCTTTTGTGCCTTCAGTTTCTCTTTTTTTTATATTCTCCACTAAAGCATCTAACGTCTTAATGCTTTCAAAATCAAACCTTTGAGAACTTAAATTATATTCTTTTAATTCTTTTGCGTATTCTGCATACGTCTTCTTTCCTAGTGGTGTTGGTTGCATTTTATTGTATTTAGAGTTAGCTGATTCGCAGGATTCAAGAGTGTCGTATTTACATTCTCCTGTTTTACCCCATTTATAGTTTCCTTCTTCACATTTAGTACACGGCATAGTTTTCGTTTGGTATATAATAGAAATTAATTTAGTTTATTTGATTTTAGATTGTAGCTCTACGTCTTATTATTGCTAAGGCATTTTGACTGTCTGTTATTTCATCACTCACAACGTAAGCCTGAATAGGCTCTGTTTCTTGACCACCTGTTAATTCAAAAGCTCCTGACATCATTTGAGGGGCAGGCGTTGCTGCACCTACTGCTGCTGTTGAGCCTCCACCACCACCACCACCACCTAAAGGTTGTTTTCTAATCATCGCAACATTAGCAAGTCCTGCTGCAACTGCAAGTCCTGCTGCAATAGGAGCTAACACTACTCCTGCTACAGGTATTGCTGATGCAGATGCATAAGCTGCAACTGCTGACTGATAAGTGTCCACTAAAGCCATAGCAATTTTCATTTCTTGCATTTTTTTAGCTTCCTCCAATCTTATAGCATCATATTTTTCCTCTATATCTTCAATGGCTTCTGCATTTCCTTCAGCCATCTCAAGTTCAGCTTCGTACTCGTTTTCAACTTGCTGTGCTTTAGTTTCCAGCATAGTCTGAATAACTTGAAGCCCTTGTTTTAAGGCGGCAACACTTGCTGCTACTACTTCGGCATCAATGTCTTTCTGCTTTTGTGCTTCTGTTTCTTTTATTTTAGTTATATCTTCCTCATATTTCTTAGTAATAGCGGTAATATCCATTCCTGCTTTCTCTGCCATCTCTATCTTCAAATCGTATGCGTCTTTTAGCTCTTGTAGTTCTAGTTCCATTCCTGAAAGACCTTCAGCTCTTATTTCCTTTTGAGTTTCTAATAGTTCTTTGTTTAAAGATACTTCATTAGTTAATTGCTCACTTCTAAAGCCAGCAACTTGTGCTTCAACTCCTGCCCTGTCATTTAAGGCTTGTTGATAAGCAACCTGCAAATCTATATTATCTTTATTAGCTGATAATTCTAGTGCTGCTGCTGCAACTCTAGTGTCTGCTAATGCTAACATTTCTTCTTCTTGCTGATTAAGTATTTCTCCAAGCTCTTTATTTGCAGCTATTCTTTCAGCAAAAGTTTTTGTTTCATCATCTCTTATTTGTCTTTGAAGTTCTGCTTGTCTATCATATTTTTCAATCAAGCCTTGTATTGCTGCTTCTGCTAATTTTGAGCTGTTTGCAGCAGCAGTTGTAGCTTTTGCTAACTCTACATTAGCTTTAATACTTATTTTAGATATTCCTTCAATAGCCATTTCACCAATAGCTCCAATCTCACCAATCGCATCACCTATATTATTACCAATGTCTGCTCCTGCTTGTATTGCTTCCTCTGCTATTTCTTTTAGGCTCTCTTTTGTTTTATCTATTCCTTCCTTTAACTCTGCCATCTTCTGAGGGTCTGCTCCACCAATCCACTTCTCCCACGCTAATTGAACTTCTTGTACACCTAATTTAAGCCCATAGAAAGCAGCTTTTAAAGGTGTTAAAGCAATAGTCATAATTCCTGACAGAACTTTTGTTAAACCATCAAATCTATCACTACTTTCTGTTACCCATTTTACAGTATCAGTTAGAACATCTACAACTTGGTTAAAAGTAGTTGATATGGTACTCATAATAGTACTAACTACATCCATTACTTTTTGGTTTCTTTCTAGTGCTTCTTTTAAAGCTGTAAATGCTGCTGCTATAAGACCAATTACACCCAATGATTTCATCAAAGAACCAAACCCTTTAGCTAATTTCTTCACACCACCAACTGATTTCCCTGCCGACTTCCCTACATCTTCTAAGCCTTTATCTAAGTCTTTAGTTTCATCTTTAGCTCCTTTTATAGCTTCAATAATAGCCTGAGCATCTTTACTAACTGTACTAATATTGGATTTTACTTCTAATTCTAAAACTTCCTTTGCCATAATTTTTTATTTTAAAAAGTTACTGCTCTTAATTTCTTTTCTGTTATTTGTACACTTGCAAACCATTCTAAGATTCTGTCGGCTGCACCTGTTACTTCTATTGTAATGTAAGGGTCTACTCCTGCTGCTATTACTTGTGCTGTTCCTGTTGAACCAACACTTGCTATCGTAGTAGAGCTTTGAGAGATAGCCAAGTTATACCCATCATCTACTTGTATTGCTCCTTTTAATTCTAAGTAAGTATAATCACCTGCTGTTCCAGAAGTTCCTCCTGAGCATAATGCTATGACCTTAATCTCAAAAGCAAATACAGAGTTGTTTTGTACTTCTATAAAAGACGTTCCATCTGATTGTATAGTAAGCTTAGTAGCTGTTGCGTCCTCTGTAATTGCTCCTAACTGTACTGTAGAGGTTTGACTTATTCCTGACAATACACCACCACCAATAACTATTTCACTATTCCTAAAAGCCTTTCCTAAAGTTCCACCTAAAACAGAAGCATTATTAACTCCATTTGCTATTTCATTATTACTGCCATTTATAAGACAGTTGTTATTTAAACCCCTAGCTGTATTATCAGTTCCATTTATCTGTATAGTATTAGAGCCTGTTTGTGTAGAGTTTCCCACTCCATTTATTCGGTTGTTTATGTTACTGACATTAGTGTTAAGATTAGTGTTAAACCTAAAAGCACTGCACGTTCCTGAAGTTCTATCGTAAGTATAGCCATACGCTTCACAAGTTACTTGATTAGGTTGTAGGTCATTATTAATCCCATCAGTAAAAACAACCTGTCCTACAGGGGTAACTTCGTATGGCTTTGTTTTATATCCTGTTAAATATTCCATATTAAGGTATTAAAATAAATTCTACTTTTGCTAAAGCATTTGGCTTGTATTCAATCTTGTTTACTCTAAAGACTCGGTTCTTAATAAATACTGTGTCATAGAATTTAAAATTACTAACATCTGAAGGACTTAGGTTTACTCTTAAAGTCATTATCCTAGTATCTGCATTATATAGTTCATTAAAGTAAGGCTGCCAATATGTACTGTAGAGATTGTCTGTTGGCGGATTACCTACTCCTGCAAGTAGTTGTTGGCTATTAAATACAAAATCTTTAGTTGTCGCTGATACACTTGGAATAGTAGACAAATGACTAAACTGTAAAAAGGTAGTTAAATAATAATCTCCAGAACCATTTTGAGCAGGAACGTNAGGAGAACAACTTGTTAATGGTTGTGCGTAATTATTATAAAATATTCTAGGTGAGTTCTCAAATCCTTCCCAAACATCATCACTCNCTTGAGCATATAATGCAGGAACTACAAACTCTGGGAACTGCTCCATTAAGGGTTTTGAAACAGTAGCAGCAAAAGGCTCAGCCGTTATTTCATCTTCTCCTTCTAAAATATTAAATGCTGCTGGAGAGCTACCTATAGGCGGAAAAACTTTACTCCCATATAAACGACCTGTACTATTTTTATAAACATTAAAAGCATAGTCATCATCATCTTCTACAAATTTAAAGATTGTCTTTTTATTTAAGTCATTCAAAGGCTTTAGTTCCATTTCTGAAACATCTATCTTTTCTGTCCAATCGTGTTGAATCCCCCTTGACGCTAATGTTAAATCGTTTGTTGCTCCACTCTTTGTATTATTTATAAATACGTCTGAGTAAGGCTCTATATGTATTGTGTTAGGGTCTGATTCATCTACTAAAGAAACTAAGTTAAACATAGTCATAATTCCTTTTAAGAAACCCCATTGATCTAGCTCACCCCTTAGTGTTTGAAGGATTAAATCTGAAGTTATACTTAGTGTTCCTGTTACAAAAGTAACTACATTGGCATAGGTAGTTGGACTGAAAGATTGATATGTCCTCTGTTCAGCATACTGTGTAGCTGTTTGTAAATCTGCTTTAAATTGTGCTTGTAAAGTATCTCCTGTTTGTAAAACTATATTAAAAGAACCTGTATAATAAAAAGTATCGTTATAACTTATGCTATTTGATGTTGTTAAGTCTATTTCTGTTGTGTTGTGTAGCCATCTACAAGAAATAAATCTAGTTGTTCCTACCTGATAATTAGCGACTGCATATTGGTATGTGATATTATAATATTCATTGTCTTGTGTTGCTGTAATTATATTAGTTGCCGCATCATAATTTGCAGGAAATATGAATGGAGCAAAGTTTGAAGCAGCAGGGTTATTATTTAGTTGTAATGGAGCAAAAGATGTAGTTGCTTGATGTATTGGTGTTCCTCCAAGTTTTGCACAAAGGTGTGTGTTATCTGTTAGAGCAGGATTATTATCAGCACCCCAATTAAAGTCCATATACAACCTGTCAAAGTCTGCACTATCAAAGAAATTAGAAATAAAATTAAACTCAGTTGCTGCAAATATATTTTGTATTAAATACTTTAATTGAATACAAGGTCTGAAGGCTGTTTCTAAATTAGTTAGGTTAGGAGAACCTGTTGTAGGGTCTGGTGAAAATTGATGATTCCAATTTATGTAAGGGTATCTCAAAGTCTTGTAAGTATCTCTAAATCCTGATGTACTTGGATTAGTATAGGTTATTGATGTACCTGTATTGTTCCAACTATGTAATATGTTGCCAATATTGTAATCGTTTTCTAGCTCTGTAAAATCTAACTCTGAAAAAGTCCTGTCTTTTAATACATCTGCTAAAGCTACTACTTCGGAATACAGATTGACATTATAACTTATTTCACCTTCTTTGTCTTTAACGTCTATAAGTCTTAGGTAGCCCTCAAATAGAATAAATCCATCCTGCTTTAAAACGCATTGAGTCTTTACATAAGGATTAAAAACTAAACCATTATCAGCTCTTGTTACCTCATACATCTGGTTAAAGATACGATTGTTTCTTTTGGTTGCAGGTAAGTTAAAGTCTTTAGAATAGGACTTCACTTGTTCAGCTACATTCTTGAAGTCATCAATACTTAAAGATAATGGTATATCTTCATCTTCGTATAAATCACAAATCACCTGACCATCAATTAAGCTATTTACTCCGGGTATTGTTTTTGTTATTGATATATCTTTTATTGTTGCTGACCCTGTGGTACTCGTATATCCTATTTGTATAGACTGATTAAAAGAAGTTGTAGCTGTAAAGGTATATGAAAGTGTCGCTGCTAGTGTTGCCTGACCTAATTGCACCCCAAATGAAATAATATTAGTAGCTCCCTCATAAATGGCTACAATAAGAATACCAGAAGGGGGAGTACCTCCGATATTTATAGTAATATCATACTGCGCTCCTACTATTAAATTTGATAGCCTTTGAGATACACCTGTATAACCTCCTATTGCAGCATTATAAGATAAAAGCAAACTATTACCCGTCTTTTGAGGGGCAACTACATCTCCCCAATATCCAGGTGGGTTTAGGTAGCCATTTGAAGTGAACCTACGCCAAACTCCAGGCGATGCTGCCATTCCTTGTGCAATAAAACTGAATTCCATACCAGAAGCTAAATATGGAAACGGTAAAAAAGAAGAACTATCATTTAACAAGGAAGTACTATTCATTCCTGTAAAGTTTATTCCATTAACTACATATTCAGTAGTAGCAATAGAAGTAGAAATTGGATTAAAAATCCCACTATGATTCTGAGGATATAATATAAGTTGTACACTCATTATACAGACTGTGTTCTTTGAGTTTTACTTTTCTCTACTTCAAAAGTATATTGAATAAGTTTATCGTTTGCTATTGTTTTCTTAGTATAGCTTGAAGTCATTAGTCTTACAGGTTCTATATATTTATTAGTTATAGTTGCAGCATCAGGGATGTCATCAAAGCTATTTACTACATAGACTTCTGTAGAGTTTATAAGTTCTTCAAACCATTCTGTTTCAGTTTCAGAAACAAAGTCTGTATTTATTGTAATCTTTTCAACTGCATTTACTCTAAAGTTTTTCTTGCCACCTTTATAGCCATTTATTTGGTAGAATTTTTCATTCCAAGTACCTTGTAATTGAGTGTAAGTGCTTTTTGAAGTAGAGATGCTTTTTACTGACTTCTTAGTGAACGTATAATAATCCCAAGCTCCCCATTGATTAAGCCAAGTAAGTCTTATGCTTTCATAGTTCTTTAAGTCATCACATAAAACATTGATTCTGTACTCCTCACTCCACGCACTACCATTAGGTGCTAATGCTTCTATTGTGTAATAGCCCCCCTGTATAGTTCCTGCCGTTACTAAAGCTTGAAACTTGGTACTCCAATTTCTAAGATTAGCAGGGAAAGCTCCATAGAAAAATATTCTCGATTGTGCAGCACCTGCAGTTACATCTATCCCTCCGTTGAAATATGAATTGACTACATTCTCTGAGTCTAGCAGTACATTGGCAGCACTATAGTATTTTAGGCTTATCTTATTAATATTTCTACTTGTATCAATAAAAGCAAGTGTACCATAATCACCTATTTTAGCGGATTGAGTTGTAGGAGCATTAGATAAAGCGTATATTACAGGAGGAGCGTTAAAAAACTTACCTATATTTAGACCTACATCACCACCGATATTAGTTAAAGGTTCGTCTTGTTTTACATAACCATCAAAAAAAGTTAATGGAAATGTACTTGCTGTATTACCTGATATTTTTATTGGAGTTCCATTAGGGTCTATTGAACCTTCAATAGTAAATTTAACCGCACAGAACTTTACTAAGCTTGTATTAAGACAATACTTGTCAATCAAATGAATAGGGTGCGGATTGTTAGCTTCGTATGCTACTGTCTTATATGAGCTATAAGATTGAAGATTATTAAAGCCTGTATTACTTGGTTTTACATAAGACTCAAGTATAGGTCTAAAATTAAAGATAGCTGAACCTGCATTATTTGGTGTAGTTTTAAAAGTTCCTGCTAATGGTGATGATGAAAAGTTTATGGCGGTATTATCTATAAAGACTTCCGCTATTATTTTAACATTATAATAAGTAGCAAGTACGTTATCATTTGTAATTGTATATATAATATCTTGCCCTACAGGTAGTACTGTATATAAAGGTTCTTGAATTATTAAATTAGCCATATTGTTTTAGTTTACTTGTGTTTTTGATAAGGTGTCTGTAATGTCTGTTGTAATTGCCCCTAATAAATCTTTTCCAAATTGTTTCATCCCCAACCCTAAAGGCTTTTGAAAGAAGCTAAGACTTTTAATTCCATCCCTCTTTATTTTCCTACCTATTAAAAATGCCAAAGACAAGTTGCTAATAAATCTGCCACTCTTTTTATCTCTACCCTTAATGCCTTTTTTACTTATCCATTTAGCAAGAATATTAGCAGGGGGCTGTTTGTTAGTGTAAGAAAAAGGACTTGATTTGGTTTGGTTTTTATAATCTTTATAGGATTGTTTCTTTTTATTTCCTGAAACTCCTTTATCTAAAAATGCTCCGTAATCTGCCATAAAGAATTGTACTGTAAAGCCATCAGAATCTTCAATAATTTCAAACTTAATTGATTGTGCTAGTTTAGTGTTTCCTCCTTTTGCTTTACCTAAGTTTGCTTTAGCTCTATTGACTACTTGCTTACCAAAAGAATTTAAGTACCTTTCTATATTCGTGGTGTCCATTATACTGCCGCAACAAAGACTGATACTTGAGGGCTAGTTGTAGCTCCTTCAGGTCTTACTTGTAAAGAAGTAATATCTTGCATAGTTCCAAAAGCAGGAGTTACATCTACTTCACCTATTGCTGTTTCAGCACCTCTACTTAATATATGAGATGTTCCTGCTGTTAGTCTTACTTGGTAGTTAGTTCCTGTTGTTACTACTGCTAATATAAGTGCTATAGAAGGGTCTAAGTTAGTAACTCTAACATAGCGAACATTCTCCACGTCAATAGCTCCTGCTGAGGTATAAGGAGCTGTATCAAATACTGCTACAGTTGTAGTTTGAGAATGAATACAAGTTACTATCCTTTCAAAGACGTTATTGATTCCTGTTGTTGTTACTGAATTTGAGTTACCTCTCAATGCTCCATTTAGAGTTACTGATTCGGTGATTGTTGTTGTTAAGTCTGATGCCATTTTTATATTTTTATTGTTATTTTAAATTTCTTCCAACCTATTTCTATTGTCCACTTTCCTAATTTGAACTTAAACATTACTGCCCTATGTAAACATCCTCCATTGGTATATCACAAGTTTGGAAAGAATTATGCACTACTATTCCTATTTGAAATACCCAACCTGTTACGGCTTGATCAAATCTTTCGGTGAATGGTTCTAAAGTATAATCGCCATCTGTAAAATAAACAGGCGCATCTATATTAAGTTCTAATTGAGCTTGCCATTTACTATTTCTAAATATTGATATAATATCTATGCAAGTTTGTAAGACATCATTGTAAACATCTTGCTCGTTTGCATTATCATTATCTACTAAATCCATTACGAATATCTGAAAGTTATAAATCAGGTCTGATTGCCCTGTAGTTACATTCACAGGATTGATGTGCATTAAAGGGTAAAGCGTATTCTTCTCCAGGTCTATGTCGTATATGTCGCCTACAGTAGTTGTACTTATTTGGTGATGCTTTGCTCCTAACTGCTTAAGAGTGTCTATAAGATTGTTGTACGTTTTATTGGGTATTGACATTTGTTTTTACTTGTTTACTTTCGTTTAAATCTGTTTCATAACTTAACCACGTCAGACATTCTAACAGGCTTAGTTTTGTTATTGTTTCTAGTTTACTTATATCCATATTACACAATCTGTGCATTACTCCGAACCAGCCCCATCGTTCGGCAAAGTTTTCGTCTGTAACTCCTTCTTCATCTCCTCCGCTCGTGCCATTAAATATGAGGGCAAAATCTTCAAGCAGCCGTTTCCTAAATGCCAAAAAAAAACCAGCGCACTTTGCACTTGCTCTGCTGACATCTTCTTAAACTGCTCTGCCCTTATCGTTAGGTTGCCATCATAAGCTCCTATTGTATAAGCTGAGCCGTTTCTTTCTGTAATCGGTCTAAATAGCACCGCCATTATTTCAGGCATATTATCTTCAATTCCATTCTTTATAAATGTTTCTAGGTCTGCATACTCACCAAGCGTTATGTCATCTAAGTTTGGGTGCATTCCGTATTCAACTCCATCTATTTCAAAAACCTTTTTTAATACTGTATCTTGCTCACTTTGTAGCTCTGCTATCTTACTCATTATAATAGCCACATCCCTTAATTGCAGTTCCTTTATTAACTTCTTAGGTATATCTGATAAAACTGCTATTGTTTCTTCTGCTTCTTCTGTCTTGCTTCCTGTTTCTTTGTCAATTAATTTAACCCAAGCTTCAAGTGTTACATCTGACCAAGAGTTAATTAAGTTGAATGACTCAGTCTTTCCTTCTTTTTTAATCTTTACTTTCATAATGTATAGTATATAATAGAAATAGTTGTTATTTAGTTTACTGCTTAATTAATTAGTTGTATGTTTGTCAAGTTCTTCATATTCTTTCTTGTTTAAAAGGGGTAGAGATTTTTGTTCTCTCCCCTTTTTTTATTGCACAAAATACTTACCGGCATTAGGATTGTCTAAGTGATAAATGACATTGTATCTTATTCCATCTATTGCGTGGTTGTAATTGTCTACATATAATTTAGAGCCTTTGTCTGCATATACATAATTATTCATCTCCTTAGCTATATTAGTTGATTCTGGACTTACTATTAGTTCATAGTCTTGCATTCTAGTTATTCCACTTTCAATAGTTCCTTTTTTAACAGGTTTGATGTTTACTCCTAAATGCTTTAAATCGGCAATTAAACGTGGTTCGCTGCTGTCGGCTATACAAAGTGTATTGCCTACTTTATCTAAAATGATTGCAGCTAGTTCGTGAGATTTTAACCCATTACGATAAACTTCTTCTTTAAGATATATCTTTTTATGTTTCTTATCAATAGCAACAGAAGTTAAAGAATCTGGGTCTATTGAGAATCCGAAATCAAGACCACAAGAAACCTGTAAGTCATCAGGATTAAATTCTCCAAAACTCCAACGATCAAACACGACACCCTCTGCACGTTCTAACCATTGTCCTAATAGTTTTTGCTTGTACTTCTTAAAGTTATTATGCTTAATAGCTTCTACACGCTCTAGGAAGCTCTGTGAGAGGTTTTCTTTGTTGTCTAGGTATGTACTATGGATATAGCATACATTGTCTTTAACACCATTAAAACCTGCTTCAATTCCTTTGCCTTGAAAGAACCTCTCGTAAATCCAATTATCTTTAGTAACAGGATTGAGGACTAGGATAATTCTATTCTGTATATTCTTTTCTCTAATACTAAGGTCTATTGTATCAAATATGTTTTCATCTACAAGTTCTTCGGCTTCATCTAAAATCCAATTTGAAACCCCTGTTAAAGATTTAAGGGAAGCCGTTTGATTTCCTGCTGATGTCTTAATACCTCTAAATAGAATGTCAGACTTATTCTTTAGGTTTACAACCTCTGATTTATTTACACTAAAGACCTCATCATATCCTAAAAGGCTTATCTTTTCTAAGAACTCAGGTATTATTGAAAGACGAGCTGAGGTCATTGTGTATCTTGTAAATAGTATTCTAATACCCTCACTCATAGTAAGTAAAGTCAGAAAGACTGTAACAGCAAAAGACTTCCCTGATCCTCTACCCCCTGTTATAATAAAGTACCTAGCATCAGACTCAAAGAGTGGATTGTATTTCTTACTCAGTATCAGTTTCTATAAATGTTATTAGTGGCATATTAAGGCTTTCTTCATTTGAAGTAACATCTACTCTTTGTTGTGGTCTGCCATAGAAGTATTCAAAGAATAACTTGACTGCCCATTGTTCTTTCTTTTCCAAGCCCTTTTGTAATGACTCTAAAGCCATTGCATTCATAGGTGTTAGATTCTCTATTAACTTTTGTTCTTCAGCTTTTGCCTTGCGTCCTGCTCCTGTTCTTTTTCCTCCGTGTGTCATTTTGAAATAATTTGATTAATCAAGTTGTTATTATATAATAGAAACTACTTGAATTCATTTGGCAGCATTAGTCTTATACCTAGTTCTGTTAAAGCCCATATCCTTATTTGGTCTGCATATACTTCAAAGTCTTTTGTATTCATACTAGCTGTACTGTTTACCTTTTGAAGTCCTATCTGCTTATCGTTTATTTCTATACTTTGCCATTCACTAGCAAACTTGACTTTAAGAGTATCGTGCATTTCGTCAGGAAAGTAGCCAAGTGATTCTCCTAATGGTTGTACTATACAAGCCCAATAATAGTTGTTCTGCATATTGCTTCTGTTGTTTCTTTGCTTTTTTACGCTTACTATGTAATCACTATCAAGTTCTTTTAAGTAATTAAAAAGCGTTTGTTTATCTTCATTGTTCTTAATTACAAAGTTCATTAGTCAAATGATTCATTGATTCCTCTTTCGCCTACTAGCTTTTCTTTAGCACCTGCCCATAGTTTATCACCTTTTTTGCTTAGGCTTTCTTCAGTTCGTATTTGACTAGGCATTCCTTCTAAGGGTTCTGAGTCCATATACTTTCCACACTTACAAAGAGCTTCTTTGGTTTCCCATTCTCCGTCTACGTGAACTATTGTAGCTNNTGANANCTCTTTAGTCTTTCCGCACTTACATTTATATTTTGTCATCTTCTATTTCATTTAATAATTGAATAGGTGTATAGATAGGCAAGTCATCATTGTAGTTCTTATATATACAAGTAAAGTGTTCGTTCTTGCCTTTCTTCCAAGTCCAGAGAGTTTTAGTAGCTTTTTCAATTTGCTGTTTTAAAACCCACTTAATTGTTTTATAGTTTCTTTCTCCTTTCATATTCTTTTTTT